CTGTGTTGTGTGTTGTGCCTCCTGTACATTCCCAAAATATACAAGGCAGTCATCTGACACCTTAAAATTCATTGGAAGATGTTCAAAGAATATATTTGAACCAACCAAATCAGTGATTGTTGATTCTCCACTCAAAGCACTGTATATCTCCTCAAATATCATAATAACTTTTTATTTACTGCCCTGACTCTCCCCTTTAAATATCTTGAAATCTTCTTTCCATAGTCAGTTGCAAGGTATTTTAATACATCACCAACACTTGCATCAATTGCAGGTCTTACAAATGGTTTCTCTGACATTTTACCTGTACTCCTCACACCCTTTCCAATTCTTTGCCTTGTGGTTCTCTCAGAAGTTCCATATTCATGAAACCTATATATAAAGCCCCTTTTATCACTTCCTGACTTCTTCTTTATTCCAACCACAATTGCTGTTGGGTTCTCAGGATCATTTCCAACCTTGACATATTTGTCTGCACCTTCAGGACTCCTTGCAATAATTTCTTTTTTTACAAGATTTGCTGCTCCTCTGTGAACTGCTTTCAATGCCCCTTGGTGGAACTTCATTGGAAGACCTTTGAGAATCTCATTGAATTCCTTCATTCCCTCAATCTCAATTCCATCAATTTGCTTAGTCATCAGATTCCCTCCTCCTTGTCACAACCCTGAAACCATCTCTCCTGCCTAATTTTTCAATTGAGGTGATGTCATATATATCACCATCATACTTGATCCTGCAATCATAATTGAATTCACTCATATATCTGAATATAAATACAACAGCAGAGACATGAAGTTCCTGTTGTTGATCAGACTCCCAAGACTTTGAACCACCAGTGTAATAAACTCCACTCCTTGTTGATCTAATATCAGACCACACCTCTTGAGGTGTTCCAAGTGTGTCCACTGTCAGTGTTCTTTTCTGGATAGTGATTACCCTGTTTAATGTTGCTGCCAGCATTAGAAATATATTTTCTTGTGATATGCCAATGAGTTCCAGAAATTCTCATCACTCTTTGATGTTCCTATAATGTGAGAACCTCTTTCAATATCATACAGGTCTGCAACTCTTCTTAATACAAACCTGAGTAATGAAGACGGAACTTTGTCCCTGTCTGAATACCCTGATTTATATGTCACTGTCAATGTCTCTGTACTGACAGAACTTGGAAGAATTATAAATATTTTTTGCTCTGACTTTCTGATTGTGCAGTCTGCAACAGTTATGCTCTGACTGTCTCCATTTGAGTCAAGATATGATATTGATGTCAACGAAAGGAAAGGACTTCTCTTGATAGTAATCTCAGAACCATAAAACTCATATATATTAAGCACGTTTGAGGTTTCTGCAATGTCTGACTCAATATAATTTTCAATCTCTTGGGTTGCATCCTCAATCAATTGAGATATAAGAGTATCATCATCATAAAAATCATCATCCAAGTTTAATTGCTTGTGTGCCTCTTCAATGGTTAAATGATATGTAAGTTTACTTACTTCTGTGTGTTCTGTCATGTTCCTTATATTAATGAAAAAAAGGGAGGGAGTTCAGAACCTCCTCCCTTTCTTCAATTTATATTAATTTATATGCAGCCTAATATTAGGATATTGCAACATTAGTCTTTGATGCAAAGGCACCTGAGTTCACAACATAATCAGCTAATTGACTGAATGTTATTTCAACTAAACCTGTTTTGGAATTAGTATAAGGGTTGACAAGTAACTCAATACCAGACCATTTTCCAATATAAGCACGTGAAAAGTCACCATAAGCAATTGCATAATCATCAGTGTTCTGAACAGCAAGGGCAGAGGAACCATAAGCAGGGACACCAAAAATATCACCCTTCTGACTTCCACCTCTTTCCTCTTTAACTATGAATTGAGCAGTTCCAGAGGCTCTTTCAGTTGCAGCAAGGTGATAAAACAGTTCTCTTGACATAACAAATCCCTCTTTTCTGAACGTGTCAGTTGTGAGTGCTGCAATGATATCCAACACACCATTCCAAGTGATGGCAGCAGTTGTGTCAGTTCCAGTGACAAAGCCTGTCAACTCATTTGCATCCCTTACAGCCTGTAACACATGATCAGATATTGCTCTCTCAATTGAATCAACCATGTCACTTATCATGTCACTCATGACAACAGACTCTGCAAGATATTCCCTTGAATAATTCTTCCATCCCTGAACTCTTTCAGCAGAAAGTGTCATTTTGCCAAGTGTTGGACTTGATTCTGATGCACTCGATGTCTCAGATATAAAATCTGCATCATGTCCATCTGATTTTGGAATATCCATCTTGCCTTTAAGACCATTATAGACTGTGCATCCAAGCTGCTGATATAATGGAGTGGTTGTAATGAGGTCAAGACCTCCAACATCTGTCGGGATATGTCCACCAGATGCACCAGTTGTCTTTGTCTCAGTTGCTCTTTTATTCAAGAGCATTGCAGGAAGGATGATTCCGTTTCCATTTCTTGAAGAATTGACACCTGCCTCAGAAAATTCCTTCACTCCCTCTTGGTGCATTTCTGCCTCAACCCCTTCCAGTTGTCGACCTGACATAACAGCACCGAGTGCCTTGCTTAAATCAAATCTCTCTTTAATCTTCTCCTCTTCTTTCTTAGGTGTGTTCTTAACAATACTCTTGTTCAGACTCTCAATTCTTTCTTCTTTCTTGATAAGTGCATCAAGACCAGTGACCTCAGAATCAAGTTCATCAAACCTCTTCTGAGAATCTTCAGGTGATAACTCTTTGTTATCTGATAAGGAGGTCATCTCTTCAATCAATGATGTCCTCTTTTCCTTTAATTCAACTATTTTTTTGTTCATTTTTACTGAATGTTTTGTTTTGTATATTGACTTATTCTGTCATTCACTTATATAGACGACGTTGCACCTTCTTATTTTTTAAGCTGGTGCAATCTTGTCTTGACTTTGTTCTTAAATTGCCTTGCAGACTCATTCCTTTGTGCCTCTGCTGCACGTTCTTTCTCCTCCTGTATAAGTTTATCATCCTTTGGGATCATCTCTGAGAAGTCACCCCTTGCAATCTGAGTGCTTGTTCCATCGTAGGCAGCCCTGACAACTGTGCTTAAATCATAGAGACCTGTGATTGATGTGATGTGCCTCAACAGTCCCTCATCAGTTCTCTCCCATCTCTGACCCTTTTTGTCAACTGTAAATATAAATGATGTCTCATATAATACACCAGACCTCACAAGTTCATATGTGTCATTTCCGAGTGTTGTATTCGGAATTTCAGCCTTGAATCTCAACCCAATATCATCAGGCTCAAATGTGAGTGAATATGCTCCCTTCAGTGGATTATACCTTGCCATTGGTTCTGACATATTATGCTGGAATGTATAAAGGACATCAAGTTCATCTTTCCTTGCAAACAATGCATCCAATGCACCCCTTTCAATAACCTCTGTAAATATTTCACCATCCTCAAAAATCAATTTACTTCTTGTGTTGAACAGGATTGCATATCCCTCAAGATATCTCTTCCCATCCTCAGACTTGGTTGCCCTCATTGAGAGTTCCTTATTATCTGTGTTCTGAAATCTTAATTCTTTATTCATCTTTCTTTGTCTTTTTGGTTGTTCTCCTTCTTTTTATAGTCTTCTTTTCAGTTCCAGATTTTGGAACCTTTGCAGACCTGTGTTGATTTATAATGAGTTTGACCTCATCCCTTGAAAGACACTCACCTATGATCTCAGATTCTGGACTCTTGCCAGCCTCAACCAAATCATTGATCTGATGGTGAAGTTTTGACTTTCTCAAGTATGTTGACTCTGAGATAATTTGCTCAAGCCTGACCTCTGGTGTATATGGTGTGACAGTATATAACAAGGTGCTGTCTCCTGAAAATATCCTTATAACCTTAATTCTCTTTATTGCCATTGTTTTGTTTGTTTGTTTGCTGTTTTGCCTCTGATGCTCCCTTTGTTCTGTACTGTTCAAGTCCCATCATATTGCTCTGTATTAGATGAATGTCCTGAACCTCACTTGCTGGAAGTCCCTCAAGGATTGCAGCCAATTGGGGTGTCATAACACCAGTATAAATCATATTTTTAAAATACTCAGTCTTTGTCTTTGTGTCAGGTTCAACAAGACTATTGAGGTTGAACTCAATCTCCCTTCCAAGTGCCTTGTCTTTGTCTGTCAATAACTTCATTTCAAGTTCAGACTTATACATTCTTGCAATTGGTGCAATGGTGTGAACCTTAAATCCAATTTGCATTGCCTCAATTGAGTTGAATTTGCTCTGTGTGTAGTCTCCAGAAGACATGAAAACAGGTACTCCATAATGAGCAGAGATTTGCTGACTGTTCAACTTCATCCCTTCAATTATTTGAGCAGTCTGAAAGTCAATTGCCAAGTCTTGCAACTCTGTGTTGGGGGGAAGTTTGATGACCTTCCCTGCCTTTGCTGCTCCTGCATAAAGGGTCTCAAAGTCCTTCAGTGCCTCATCTAAGTGTTTAGTGTTTGCACTTGCAACAGTTGACTTGAGTGCCTTGGGAGAGAATGCATTGTTTTCATAAAATGTGTCCATTGTGAGGCTCCCCTTATGAACAAGACTCATGTTTGTTTTCAGTGATGTCATTGGGTGAATTCCCCAAATCCCATCTTCAGTCTGCATTCTAAAGTGCAGCATTTCTGTTGCATTAATTGCATCAAAATCAGATGGGTTGTCAACCTTTGAAACAAGATAATATAATTCACCATCCCTTAACTCATAACCACACACCCTTCTTGAATCAAGAACCTCAAGACTTGTGACCCTCCCTGACCCTTGGTGCCTGTGTATAAATGCATAAGCATTGCCCCTGAAGTTCCTGTGATATTCAAGGGCTTGAAAAAACATATTTGCATTAGTCCAACCATTAGGTTGTGTATGCAATATGTCATATAAATAAAACTTTTTGTCCTTTAGTTTTCCCTCACCCTCAACTGTCTTGTAAACCTCAAGAGGTATTCTTCCCATTGTTTCAGCAAGAATCTTTACACAAGTGTTTGCAACTGCAACAACTTCAGGGTGATTGGGGTCAAACTTGTTTGGAGATATTGCAGCAGAAATTTGAGCAGGTGAATAAACCTTGTCAGTTCTGCCAACAATAATGTTGAATAAACTGTCTGTCAATCCCATTTGTTAAAATTTATGATAAGTTCTTTACTATATAGACGACGTTGAACCTTCTTTATGCTGTGACCTGATATATGATTCCATTGCAACACGTTCAGGATCATAATTAATCTTTAACCACATAGCAACAGCCATTCCCATTGAGACAGGAATATCAACAGAGTCCTTTGATTTGTTCTTCATTATTTTCATGTTCTCATTTCCATCAAAGTACAACACAACATTCCTGAAATTCCACTTTGTCACAGGGTTTGTGAGTTCAATATTATCATCATATATCAACTTTTCAAGAAACTTCAATGGGAAGTTAAATGCAGGTGCTGTCTGAGGCATCTTTGTGCAGTCAACACCAATTGATTCAACCCTTGGGACAAACATGTCTGAATTATAGGGGTCATATCCAACCTGAACAATATTAAACATCTCAGACCATCTCTCGAAGTGCTTAAACATAAGGTCATAGTCAATTGTTTTGGTCTGACATTCATGTATATGTCCTTTCTTGATCCATCTTGACAAATCAATTCCTCCCTTCCTGATCTTCTTTGATGGTTGGTTTGCCATATAGCAGACAGGGAAAGCAAAGAACTTCATGTCCCTTTCAAATAGAAGTGTGAAGGATGTCAGGTCTCTTGTTGAGGACAAGTCAACACCAATGTAACAATCCTCACCAATAAAGTCATCAAGTTTCAAATCAGGATTATAAACCCGTTCAAGGTCTTCCTCCTCAATCCAAGTATTCTCATTACTTATCCATAGATTAAGATTTTTTGTGAGAAAATTGTTCAATAATGATGGTGTGATTTTGGCTTGATTGAACTCAATTATCAAGTCATCAATGTCCTGTATTTGTCCAAGTGCTGGATTTGCTTTCACCCAGCAGGAGGGGTCTGTGTAGTCGTCGTCCTTGTCAAGTGTGAATATTATTCCAAATAATGAGTCATCCTCAACCTCTCCACTGAGCAAGTTGATCACCCCTTCCCTGTAAGAATAACAAGGTTTGTCAAGGTCAAAACCTGCTGTTGTAATTATGTTTATCATTGGGTTTCTCCTTGCACCCATTCCACTTTTCATGACCTTTAGAATTTCATCATTTGGGTGTGCATGATACTCGTCAATCAGGGCATAAGAATTTGAATATCCATCAAGTCTGTCTGCAACACTTGGGAGTGGCTTGAGAAAGGATTCACTCTTTCTCCCTTTTGCAGCAGATTCAAATCTTAACTGATATTGGAGGATGTCAATTCTTTTTTGAAGTGTTGGTGAATTTGATGTGATTGCCTTGACATATCTGAGGGCAATGGATGCTTGTTCTCTTGTTGAGGCTAAGAATAAGACCTGTGCATCAATCTCACCATCTGCAATGAAGTGATATAATGACAGGGCAGCAGAGAAGGTTGTCTTTCCTCCCTTCCTTGCCATTTCTATATAGGAATACCTGAAACGTCTTTTACCTGATTCCTTCCAATAAAAACCATAAATGTTTGCAATAATAAATGCCTGAAAGTGGAGGAGTTCAAATTGCTTATACTCATTCTGAATGTTAATTCTTAACAGTGAAAAGAATCTGTACACTCTTAACACAAGTTCCTTGTCATATATTAGATCATCCCTCTTTAGGTCTTTCTTGTATCTCTTTACAGCTAATTTGACATACTTATTGGAGAGTATATCACCTGATTCAACACCATTGATAAACTCCTCTGCCTTATTCCACTGTTCTTCTGCATATAAATCAGGGGTCATAATCTCTTATTGTGAATATTGTTTCATTCTTCTTTAATGTACTATCATATTTTATTGTGAGTTTTTTGAAGTATGTTGGTGAATCATCAGTGATCTTCTTTGAGTCTTTCATAGCATCAATGAACATTTTGACTGCTGCTGAGACATTGTCAACATCAAGATATCCCTTGTATCTTACATGTATCTCAAATGTGTCATACTTATATCCCTTCATCTCTGCAAGGATGTATGTCAGAAATATCCTGTTCCAGTGCTGTTTAAGTTTGTGCCTCTTTGACCAGTGTCCTCCACTATATAACTGATTAAGACTGAACAGTCTTTGTGTTGTCTTAATACTCTCAACCATGTGTATGTGATTAACTCAGAATTTTGTCAAGTGCATCCTCCTCCTCTTTCTTGTCTTGCAGTCCAAGTTTCTTTCTATCTGCTGGTGTCAATCCAAGTGAGATTGATATTGAACGGATTGTTTTGAGTGCCTCATTATATATCTTTATTGCAGGGTTTGCAACATAGTATGGTTGCTTGTCAATCTCTCTTATGTTCACAGTGATGACAGGCTCCTGTCCATCTGGAAAGACTTCCTTCTTTGCTGTGTCTGATAACCTGAGATTGAACACAAGTTCATCAATCAAGGTTGTATCAACATCCTCAAGCACTCCCTTACTCTTTAGGAAGTCCTTTATTTCTTTCATTTTCTTCTTGTATCTGTCCATATTTTTATCATGTTCCTTATCTATATAGACGACGGTGAACATTGAATGATTGGAAAGGGAGGGGGGATCAAATGATAATGGAGGAGTGCCTACATACCACAGCCCCAGAGGGACTTATACTCCAGACAGTTTTCCATGAGGGGT